CGAGAAGCTGTTTGACTGACAGAAGCTCCTCGGTTACAAGGTCGGTGGTTCCGTCAAAGATCTTGTCAGATCCATCCGCCCCCACAGCGTTCCCGGCCCCCGCTACCATCTGGGCGACTATGTACTGATCAGCCACGTCTGCAAGCTGGTAGGCCGCGTCTCTTGTGGCGCTCTCCATCAGGGCCACGTTCATCTGAGCCTTGTCGATGTCCTCGATTCTGAAGTTGAAGTACTTCGACTGAGTGATCTCCAGCGTGGTGGAGGCGTCGTCGAGGTCTTCAGGGTCGCCTATCCCTGTTGCCTTATCGTAGTTGTCTACCGTAATCGGGCCGTGAGCGGTGATCCTCACCGTGTCGCCTTTGCCCTTAATCTCGCCTTCATAGTCCCTGTTGATTACGCCAGCCTGACCATAAACAAGGGACTTCTGGAGGCTCTGGAGGATTTGGGCGCTCCAGATCTCGCCTATGAAATTCGTGAGTGACATTTCTTCACCTCGTTTTTATCAAACCGCTACAACGGCATTCCACCGGGCGCGTGATCCGGTGAAACCACAAATCCCCTTATTTCAAGGCTCCAGCCTTCAGAGCCTCTTTGATCTTTGGTAGGTTGGCCTGTACCTCTTCGGGAGTCATCGCCTTGATGGACTCCTTCGTGATCGGCTTTTGATCGTTTCCGGGAGGGTTCCCGGCCCCGCCCTTCGCCTTGTCATCCGTTCCGAGATCCTTAAGAAGGGACTCACCATCAGCCCTAAGTTCCGCCTCAGTTTTTCCCTGGAGGCGTCCCGACAGGTTTGGAGGGAGCTTAAGATCTGTGGCTACCTTCTTTCTCAGTGAATCGAGCGTGGTCTTTTCGTGTTCGGCGATCGTCGCTTTCAGGGTCTCGTTTTCGGCGGCGAGGGCGGTATACTTCTCTTTCTCACGGGCTAAACGGTCCTGGACTATCCGGTCCACATCAGCCTGAGAGAATTTCTTTTCATCATCCGTCATGGTTTGAATCTCCGAGTTACGGCCTCGTTTGCCTATTGATATAATCGTTCTCTTAGTATTTAAATTTGTTCTTATAAGATAGCAGAATAAGCCTTAAATTGTACACTTCAGGCTGTTGCGAAATTGGCGTAATTTTGTTTCAGCCTTAAGTATTCATTTTCTTTCATGAAACTCAGTGCATCAGAATCGACCTTGCGGCCTAGACGGTCACCCATCCCCTTGAAGACGGGTGAGGGAAGGCAGACACATCCGGGATGGTAGGGCGGTCGGTCCTCGCCTCTGGTATGGGTAAAAGAGGCCATGAACTGACACCACGGGCATGGCCGACTCCCCAGGATGAGATTGAATCCGTCTATCGCTTCTATCTGATCTGCGATATTAAAATAAGCGTTGTTGGCGGCTAGGTTGTGCTCTGTTTGATAAATCTGAAATCGTTTCCATTTTTGCGTATAACTGAATTGTTCCCGCATCTTCTTATCGAAGGCGCTAAAGCTGCCTGTCTCTCTATAGGACTCTATCAGAAGCCTCCTCACCTCGTTTCGGCCAGACTTCCCCATCGTCTTGATGAATACCCCGCCCCGCTCCTCCAAGTACTGATCCACAAGAGGATCAAGCTCTCTCTTCGACGGGAAAGAGGCGGCGAGATCCCGGCCTTCGAGTTTGTAGATGGTATCTTCGGCTTGAGTTTTATAGGCCGCTCCGATATAATATTTCGAGTCGGGATCGGCCATATCCGACCACAGCCGCCGCCCGAACTTCTCCACCAGGGGATCAGCCTCTCTGACCTTCCGGGATACGATCTCAAGCGGGATTCCTTCGTTATAGGCGGCCATGTAGTAAGCCAGGTCTCGAATAGGCATGGTCGCCACGTCCTCCACATCCAGGGAGATGGACATGAGGAGAGCCTGCCCCTTCGCGGTGGGGTTCGTGACTATGCCTAACTTCAGCCGCTTTTGGAAGTCGGTTAGGGTCCGGATCTCTTCAAGGCTTAGCTGTCTCATACCATGATCTCTCTCTTGAAGAGGTCCTCTTCCTCCTCGATCCTCTGTACCTCGGCGTCGATCTCGTCGGCGCTTGCTCCCTCCATCGTCCTCGCCACAGATGACCGACGAGAGGATATGCCAGCTTCCCGGCGCGTCTTCTCTACGTTGGCATTTTCTATGGGATCAGCAGGGAGGGCCGATCTCCACTCCAGGTTTAACCCGGTGAGCTTTTGCGCTCCAGTCATCCGAGCCGATGTCTCAAGCTCTGAAGTGATTCGAAGAGCTTCGAGAAGCTGAGGCTTGATCCTGAGCCTCAACCGGGAAACTTTCGATAATGTCGGCAACATCAGCCGCTTGAGGGCGCTTCCCGACTCGGCGAGCCCGTTCTTAGTCTCACCGAAGGCAGCCGGGGATAGCTCGGCCATGACGTAAAGCTGAGAGAGAAGAGTATCGATCTGTCTAAACGTGGCCTCCATTTCAGCATCCCAAGTGAGGATCTCGGGGTTCCGCTCACCCTCTCCAAGGGCGATGTACTTCTCATCGGAAGCCCAAACCACCTCACCCGTGAGAGGGTCTCTAACCCTCAATCCCGGCGGTCCACACATCCAAGGATCGGCGAAAACATCGAGAGTCCCCGACACCTTGACCAACCTCCTCTCGATCTCCTCCACAAGATCAGCAATATCTTTGAAGTCGTCGGCCCCAAACACGCCGTCGCCGGTCCTCAAGTTGCTGAAGGGGACAACCAAAAATCCAGATACGCCGGTGGCCTCCTCTTCTTTCAGCTCGGCGAACCGCTCGATAGTATCGAGAGGGACCTCGTTTTCGATCTCCTTTGAATCGCTGGCGAGCTTCAGTAGCTTATGGGTGATCTTTCCGGGCTCGTGAATCTCCACCTTAATATATTTGTCATCGCTTTTTTTAACTTCCCAGGCTAAAACGTGATGCGTAAATGTAGCGGTATCATCCGGCGAGACCACGGGAAACCAGATTTTAGGGTCGATTCGACTGATCACGCCCCGCGCCCCATCCCATCTCGGCTTAAGAAGCCCGTTGCCGAACTTCACCACATCGATGAAGAGGTCATAGATCAGCACGTCGAAAGAGTTTGACGCCGTGATTCTGTCTATGGTGTCCTGTTGGTCTGCTGTGGTCCTGGGAGGAGCCCCCACAGCCAGATCTGCGATTAGGGTACAAATCCTCTTGAACCAATTTAATCGCATCTTGATTATTCTAGGCGCGTCATCTTCATTCAAGCCGGTGAAGACCAGATCATGGTCTCCCTCCATCAGAAGTTTGCATGTAGCGTATCGTTCCAGCCTCTCACGATCCGGCGGCCACTTCGCGCCGGGCTTCAAGAAGTCCAGAGATGTTAACACGGTCATCTGTACGGCCTCCTCTGTCCGGGCCTCTGGTCTCTCACAGGATTAGCCGCCCGGTGGGTTTGTTCTATTCTGTTGATCAAATAGCGAAGGCAATCGATCAGGTCGTCATTTTCTTTGATCGGCTTGTCCTCGCCTCTCTCGGTCGCCCGGTCATCCCAGCGATAGCCTACCATCTCCTCCTGTAACATCGGAGTAGCCGGGCCGACGAGATGAAGCCAGCCTAATTCAAGGGCGTTAATTATTCTCTGAATAGAATTCAAAACGTCGTTATCTGCCTGAGTTATCGGGCTGATCCCGTCGGCCTGGAACTGGAGGCGGTGAGATTTGGCGCTGGGGTCCACATCGATGCTAGTCGCGTACTGACCATCGATGAACCGCTTAAGATCGCTGGAAAGGGCTGTAGGCGTCTTTTCTGGCTCTCTGTACTCACCGGCGATGTACCAGTCATGTTTGATCCGATATGCCTTCAGAAACGCGCTGGGATGCGTTGCGCCGATATCTACGGCGACTCTTAGCTCCTCCATCCTCTCATCAGGAAGGCGAGGGACGCAGTGTATTGACGGATCAAAATTCTTGAAAATCGCACCCTCGTCACTCACCCACTCTCCTAGGATATACCGCCTGTAAAACATCGAAGTGACGGGAAGGTATCGGCGCTTTAGCTCGGCTTTGTACTGATCCGATATCCAGGGGTTATCATCCAACGTAAAATGCCAGCTCTTGAAGTCGATCTCCGCCTCGCGGTCGATCCATCTCTTTTTGAGATAGTGAGAAGGCGGGCCGGGGTTGGCGGTCGCGAAAAGCTCGGCGTCGTCTTCCGATAGGCGGGTGATGAGCATATCCCAAAAGCTCTGATGAGCTAACCCGGCCTCGTCTACTAGGGCCTTCTGTAACGTCTCGCCTTC